ATGCACCGGAAGCCTTCGATGACGCACGCTTCGGCGGTGGTGCCGCTGCCGGCGAACGGGTCTAGGACCACACCACCGGGCGGGGTGATGAGCCGGACGAGCCAGCGCATCAGGTCGAGCGGTTTGACCGTGGCGTGAGCCATGCCGTCCACGCGGGGGCGTTCGGTGGTGGGCGCTTTGGCCTCGTAGCGGAAGGTCGGGAAAAACCGCGACGCGCCGCCGGAGTCGGTCGCCCGAGCGGTCAGCCCGTCCTGCCCGGCGAACCCCCCGTAAGTGGTGCGGTCCTTATCCGCACCTCGGCGGGCCGGGAACGCACCCGGGCCGAGGATGCCGCTCTGCCGGTCCAGCTCGGCGGCGGCGGCCTCGTCGAGCACCACATTGGACGGCCAGCGGCCGGCATCGTGCGGCTCGAATGATCGGTCCGCACGCTGGTGCGTCGATCCAGTCGTTCCGCTCTGGGTCCATTCGCCCATCGGCACTCGGGCGCGGTTCCGATCGTCGCCCGACATGCCGACCCGGCAGGCGTCGATGTTGAGCGCCCCGGTGCCGTGTCGGATCACGTTGGCGGCGACGGTGCCGGACAGCGGCTTGCGGGCGACGACGATGGGTTCGTGCGCGGGTTTGAGTGCGGTGCCCCAGCCGGACCAGCGGCGCGCGTCGTCAGTGGCGGGTGCGGTGAGTTCCTTGGCGAGGTGAGCCGCCTCGATGCCGAGCTGGTAGACCTCGCCGGGCTCGGCCCCGCGTGCATTGGTCCAGCCTTCACGGCCTGGATAGTCGACCGCGCCGATCACAGCGCGCTGCGCCCCGGCCGCCTTGTCGATGGCCTTGGATACGTCCAGCGACTTCGGAAACCCGCTGCCGTACAGCCACGAGATCGTGTCGCGGATCTCGAAGCCGGCATCCTCGACCGCGCACGCCAACCGGTGCCAAGTGCGGGTACCGCCGAAGGCGAGCAGGTGTCCGCCGGGGCGGAGCACGCGCAGGCAGTGCTTCCACAGCTCGACGCTGTAGGCGATGCCCGACGCGTCCCACGCGCGGCCCATGAAGCCGAGCTCGTACGGCGGGTCGGTCACGACGGCGTCGACGCATTCCTCGGCCAGCTGCGGCAGGAGGTCGAGCGCGTCGCCGTGGTACAGCGTGACGGCCTGGTCGGCGTAGAAGGGGTTCATGCGGCACCGCCGGCGAGCGGAGCGAGCACGGCCCGACCACCCAAATTGCCAAGATCGCCGTATGCGCGCGTGCGGTACGAAAGTCGATACTTAGCTACGGAAAGAACTACCCCGTACGTACGTCCGTCCGTTCGTACGTTCGTGCATAGCATTTTGCTATGCGTCGGGCATGTGCGTTCCGCTATGCGTCCGGCACCTGCGTCGGGCAATGCATTTTGCATAGCGTCCGGCATCACGTCGGCATCTCCTTGCCCCACCGTTTGAAGGCCGCGTTCCGCGCCCGCTCGGACCGCTTGCGGGTCTCGTCGGTCGACATCTGGTACTCGTTGAAGTCGTGGATCGTCCACCCGATGCCCTCGTCCTTCCAGAACTGATGCTCGACCAGCAGTCGGGCATGTAGGGCCGTGCCGTTGCACCGTGCCAGCGCCGACCTGCTGATGAACCCGTCGGTGCCCTGCTCGCCGGCGTACGCGATCGAGCACACCCACACGAACGCGGCGGCCCGGCCTTCCTTATGGCTTTCGATGAGGTGGAGCACCTTCGCGTTGCCCGGCATCGTGGTGTCGAGCCGTACCCACGGAAGCGGCATTCGCCTCCCCCTCCCTCATAAGCCGTTCGCGAACCTCGTCGGGAAGCTCCCCGCCGTGTCGCCAGTTTGGACGTGGAAATCCGCACAGCACGCAAGCGATCGGACGCCCGTGGTGGTCTTTCAGGGTGGTATCCGGCGTGAAGTTATGAGCCATCTAGACCCCACTTTTTCGACCGATGTCCAATTTGCCCATGCGGTCTCCGAGCAAAATCCGGCGTCTTTCTTCGATGGTCGCCAAGTCGGCCACCGGCAGCTTTCGATGTCTCGGCCCCGGCTTGCGGTAGCGCTCGGACCACGGCACGCCACCCGGGTAACGCTCCAGGGTCAGCTCATCCATGGACTCTCTCCCGTCCCATCCACAGCCGCCCGCCGGCAACGCGCGGGTACGGTTCCGGGTGCGCCACCGCATGCCGGTAGCAGTCGAGCTTCACCGGGCACGTGTGGCAGATCCGTAGCGCCGCCTTGGTGTCGCTGCCCAACCTCACCGGCTGGCGGTAGGCGAACGTGGGCCAGAACAGTTCGGCCGTGTCGGGTGTGCACGCGGCGCGGGTCTGCCAGTCCTCGTCGCGGACGAGTTCCAGCCCGTAGGCGGATCTAGCCACCGAGCACCTCCGGATCGCCGTACCCTGCCGCCCGCAGCAGCTTGACCACGTCGGCCAGCCGCATCAGCACCGGCCACTGTTCGATCGAGGCGGGTCCCATGCCGTCGGGCCGGAACACGCACAGCGGCAGCCCGGTCCCGTTGTCGGCTTGGCGAACCCAGGCGAGCGGCTGAAGGTCGCGGCGGGCCTTCACTTCGACGGCCAAGCCAGGCACGCCCAGCAGGTCACTGCCGGACCTTCCGGCCCCCGCGTCCGTACAGAACGGCCAGCCGTTGTCGGCGAGGTACGCGGCGACGGTGCGCTGCGTCTCGGCGCCTCTGGCTTTGCGGTGGGTCATTGCGGATCACCGTCGTCCAGCAGCGGCGGCTGCGGCTCGCTCATCTCCGCCGTCAACGCGTCGATGACCCTCCCCGCGTCGGCCTTGGACAGTTCCTTCGTGGACTGGATTTCCCGCTCGAGCACGCCGGAGATGTACACCAGCGCCACGTCGCGGTCGCCACGGTCGGTGTCGCGCAGCAACGCGTGGAGCATCTTCTGTTGGGCGGCGGTGATGTTGCCCTCAGGTCGCGGAGTCTCGGCGGCCGCCGGGGTCGGGGATGTCGAGGTCGGTTCGTCGCGGGTTTTCGGGCTTGCTGTCGGTTCTGCTGGGGTCGGGCTCGGACGCGGGGATGACGAACGCCCAGTAGCTGGTCCAACCTGCCATGACTCCTCCTCTAGTGCGGGTTCTTCGACGGTGGTTGCTTCGATCGGCGCCGGTTTCTGTCGGGGCCGCACGGTACGGTGGCCGTTGCCAACCTCGGCGGTGGCCTGGATCTCGTCCTGGATCTCCTCGACGGACGCGATGCCCATGAGCACGTCGGGGGCCACCCGGTCGCACACGCGGGCCGCGGCGCGGGCGTAGAGCATGTCCTGCGGCGTCTTCGCGTATGCCTCGTTGGATGACCAGCCGGCCTTGCGCGCCTGGTCCATCGTCACGGTGACCCGCTCGACCACGTCGGAGCCCTTGCGGCGACCGCAGACGACGGCGCGGGTGTCGCTGATGTCCTCGGTCCACACCTCGTGGCCGTGGGCGACGAGCAGCGCCACCTTGATGCGTGAGTACATGCCGGGCCGGCCCTTGACGATGTAGATCTGCTGCAGCGCGGTCATCGGGTCGAGCCCGAGCGTGATGCCCTGCAGCACCGCTGCGGTGGCGTTGGCGATCGCGGTCTCCCGGGCGGCCTGCTTCTCCTCCGGGGTGGCGCGCGGGTCGATCTTCGGCTTGTAGGCGTCGGGGATAAACGCGGTGCCGACGAGCGGGGCGACGAGCCGGTTGGCGTGGCTGGCGGCCTGTACCCATTCGCCGAGGCGCGCGAGGGCGTCGCCGGTGTTGCCGAGCACGGCGACGGCGTTGTGGTCCATGCGGGCGATGTCGACGGTCATGAGGGCTCCCGGGTCAGGCGGAAAGTCGAGGTGGTCGGCGCGATGATCGGGGCGCCGATGAGGTCGCGGGACCGGTCGGCGAACATGGCCACCCGTTGCGCGTAGAGGAAGTCCTTGTGTTCCTGCTCGCCGGCCTCGACCGGGACCAGGTCGTAGCCGTCAGCCCGGACGTGGATGGCGCCGCAGTAGTCGGGTTGCTCGGGCTCGATCTCCTTGTCGTCGACGACCCAGAAGTCCGCATAGCGGTAGCCGGCCAGCTGTAGGGCGGTCTCACCGAAGACACCAGACCGGGTCGTCTTCAGGTCGAGCAGCATCTGCACGGGCCCTTTGTCGGGCAGCACGAGCCCCGCATACAGG